CATAATAAATCCTCTAGAGGTTCAAAGTAGAAGTACAATATAGCCTCAAGTAAAAGAATAAGTCAAGCGGAAAATTACATAAATAAAAAAGAAAAAGAATTTCCACTGGGGACAGTGAACCACAAGGAAACAAATGGCAGACAAAATTTTCATCGTCAAGAACGGATTACAAGTAAATACTACGCTTATCTTTGCAAATAATGGTTTCGTTTCTCTTGGCACTCAAACAACAAACGCATTCTTCACTGTCAATGGTACATCATATTTCGCTGCGAACGTTTTCATCAACGGTGCGATCACCGTCTCGGGAAATACGGTTGTTCAAGGAACGCAGGTTTTCCAAGGCAACAACAATCCAAACGCAAACGGTATCAACCTAGGAAATACGACCGCACGCTGGCTGGGATTTTTTACTGGCATTGATGTTTCCGGAACATCAAATCTCACAGGCAACGTTGCTTTTGCGGGAAATTTTTCTATAGGAAATACTACTGTCAACACCTTTGCAAATTCCACATTTATTAATATTGCAAATTCTACAACTTCGGCGAACCTTACATCCGTATCTTTAACGATAGGACCTTCGGTTGTGAATACAACTGCAGTCGCCGCAAATTCCTTTATTGTGAAGAGTGGAGCAAATACCATCACCATTTCTACAGGAACACTTCCTGCTTCTTATAACTGGAATCTTCCGACGACTCCAGGCACTCCTGGTCAGCTTTTGACTTCGCAGGGTGGTGGAGCGAACTCGATGACGTGGACAACGCCATCTACAAACGCTGCGGGATCAAACACCCAAGTTCAATTCAATGACTCTAATGCCTTCGCTGGCTCTGCAAGTTTTACCTTTAATAAGACGACGAACAACGTCACCGTCGCAAACGCTTTGAGTGCCGCCATAGGAAGTTTTTCGGCAAACGTTCAAGTCGGTGCCAATGTTCTCTTGACGACTGGTGTTCTTTCTATCGGCAACACGACAGCCAATATGATTTCAAATTCTACGTTCATGTCGTTTGCAAATTCTACAGCTGCGGCAAACATCACTCCTTCTGGAATGGTCACTGGCGTTTTGTCTGCAAACGCTTCTGGTATTTTTATCGGTGCTAATATTAGCATAAACACGCAGCAAGCCTTTTTTGGAAATTCGACATGGAATGCCGTGTTGCAGCAAAGTTCGTTGAATATCGCGAATTCTACGGCTAGTGCAGTTCATTCTGCCCTAGGGTTTTCGGCAGGAGGCTTCACTTTAAGTACAACTGGTATTTTTCACGGAGCAACATCGGTTGCCTATCAAGGAGATAATATTTCTGAATTTGTTAATAATTCCGGATATATTACAGTAGGAAATTTGGCTGGAGGATATGGAAGTTTGTATTCTTATACAATTATGGATACTGGTGGTGGTAGTGATCCCTTTACTCCTGGCGCAAATTATGGTGGTTTGGCTCTTGGAGGAACTTGGCAAGCAATGTCAGGTGGAATTCAGTCTCTACAAACATATGGTGGTTATGGTGGTAAACAAGCAGCTGTTATGTTTCAACGAGTTGCATAAGGAGTAAAATATGAATAGAAAAGTTTTAAATGTCAAGGATCCGGTTTGGGGAAATCCCGATCATACCTGTGTTCATTGTACGGTGCAATTTGAAATTACAGAGGATATGCACCCTAGAATCCAAGAAATTTTATCAAGCCCTGTCCCCTTCACCGCAGATCCAAGAGATCCAGAAGTACACGGCAGGAAACTCTTTGGAGAGTTGAAAGCTGGAAAATGGGGAACCGTCGCTGAATATGTTGCTCCTCCCCCTCCTCAGAGAAAGTTGACTGTAGAAATCCCAGGACAATAAAATGGCATCCCCAAGAATTGATATTTGTTGTGCATCGAACATCTATATCCGTCAGATGGATTTCCAAAAGGCGGGAGACGTAGAAGAAGGTCACAAACATCCATATAATCATTTCACCTACCTAGCGGCTGGTGCTTTGATCCTTGAAATACCAGAAAATAACATCCGTGTTGCCTACGAGGCTCCAGCGATGATCTTCATCGAAAAAGACAAGATCCATCGCTTGACAGCAACCCAAGACAACACAAGAGCAGCTTGCATACATGCTTTGTGAGATGCTGATGCCGGAGATGATATTATTCCTTTTGAAAGTCTGCCGATCAATCATAGAGGACGAGAAATCCCAGAATATATGTTGAGAGCACTCGTAAGGAAATAATGTTTGATGTACGAGGGAAACGCTGCCCACAGACCGCTCTTGCAGTCTCAAAGGAATTGAAGAAACTTTCCCCTGGTGAAATTCTAGAAGTCCTGACGGATGATCCTCTAGCTTCGATAGATTTGGGCGTCTTAGCTTTTCATCTTGGTTGTGAAGTCATAAGCGAACGACAGGATGAGTATAAAATCATAAATATAATCAAAAGGTAAGACATGGCCAACCCGAACTCTAGAGATTCTTTCAAAGATTATTGTTTAAGGAAGCTTGGCGCTCCAGTCATTGACATCAATGTTAGTGAAGAGCAGGTTCAAGATCGCATAGATGAAGCCTTGTCTTATTATACTGACTATCATTTCGATGGAACAGAAAAAGCCTATTTCCGTTATCAAATCCAGCCGCAAGATCTCATCAACCGTTTCATTAAGTTGCCGGACAATATCGTTGGAGCCGTTAGGTTTTTCCCAATCGGAGATCCTGCCGTCACGTCAGACAATCTCTTCAACATCCGCTACCAGATCGCCTTGAATGATCTCTATACTCTCACTTCTTATACTATGGTTCCATATTTCTCTGTAAGGCAACATCTTGCTCTCTTTGAGGAAATCCTGGTCGGTGAACAACCAATCCGCTATAATCGAAAGAACAATGTTCTCTACCTAGACATGGACTGGAACAACGTTCAGCCAGGAACTTATATTATGGTAGAATGTTACAAGATCGTCGATCCTCAGACCTATCCCAAGATCTGGTCAGATCGTTGGCTTCAGAATTATTGTACGGCTCTCATCAAGAAGCAATGGGGAGAGAATCTTTCCAAATTCCAAAGCATGCCTCTTCCTGGAGGAATGTTGTTGAACGGTCAAGCAATCAAAGAAGAAGGCGTTGCAGAAGTCCTGCGTCTTGAGCAAGAGATGGAAACAAAATATGAAATGCCCTTGGAGAACTTCGTAGGGTAAGATGCCAGTTTCCCCGTTCTTCAGCAACATCAATTCATTGAAAGAACAAAAGCTTGTTGACGATCTGGTGAACGAAGCAACGAGACAGCGCGGAATTGATGTTTACTATCTTCCTCGAACGATCAAGAACGAAGACACCATCTACCTAGCTGATACGGTTTCAGAATATAACGACAATTTCTTGACAGAAATGTACATCAAGGATTTTAATAATTACAATCCTCCAAACGAATTTATGAGCAAATTTGGCATTGAATTTCGTGACGATCTCACGCTTTCATGCCCTTTGACTGCTTTCGCAAAGAACGTCATTCGTTACAACCCAACCTATCAACGTCCACAAGAATCGGATCTGATTTATATTCCGTTCTTGTCTCGTATCTTCGTTATTAAATATGTGGATTATAAGCCGATCTTCTTCGCTCTTGGCACGCAATATTATTATGATCTGAAATTAGAAGTTTGGGAATACTCTTCGGAAGCCTTGAACACAGGCATCCCCGACATCGACAACATTCAAGTCAAATTCACGATGGATTCTCAAGATTGGCAGCTTCTCACCAATGACGAATTCTTCATCGCAGACAACAATGGTTATGCTTTGGTCCAGGGTCAGTTTGACTTCTCGGCTCAGAATGCCATCCAGGACAACGATGAAATAGAGAAAGAAGCAAATGTTATTGTTGACTTTAGTGAATCTAACCCCTTTAGCGAATAATAAATAAATAAATAGAACAAAGAAAGAATTTAGGAGATAAAAATGGCAGCAGGTGCATGGACAGTATATTCGAACGCAGCATTGGAAATGACCCAGGCGGTCTTCAATCTTGCGACCGATACATACTTTATGATTCTAGCAACAAACTCGTACGTCCCCGCACCCGATGCGGACTTCCAGTATTCTAACGTTTCGACAAACGAAGTTGCAACTGGTGGTGGTTATACGGTCGGTGGTGTGAAGCTTACTTCGCAGACCGATACTCGTGCAACATCAACTGTAACATTCACGGCAGCAAACGTGACATGGGCATCGTTCACAGCAACCTTCCGCTATGGCGTCATCGTCCGTTCTGCAAACGGCACTGGTCTAGCTGCCGCCGATAAGTTGCTCTGTTATTCAGACTTGGGCGGTGGTTCCTCGATCACTGGCGGTGGTGGTACTCTTATCATCCAGCCAAATACATCGGGTATCTTTACGGTTACTCACAACCCCTAATAGTGTCAGCGCGACATCCGAGAGGACTAGCCCCTCCCAGATTCCGGTCTGGGAGTTTTTTGTGGATACAAAGTATTAATCATTTCCAAAAGTTCTTTCTTGGTCTTTTGATATTCTCTAAAAGCTGTATTTATTTCTGATTGAATATATCCGCGATCATCTTGAAATGACCAAATTTTAACAGCTTCTTCAAAAGCATTAACAGCTTTGAATATTTTATCCTTTGATACTTTATTCATACCACAAAGCCTCCCTCAAAACTATCAATCATTTTTTCCCATATCCCAAATTCTTTTGGCTTCTTTCAAACCGGCATTGATCCCCTTTTGATAACTCACTCGCGCGGTAAAAAAGATCGTGACGATGAACACGACAGCCACATAAAACCATTCCATAATCCACCACCATGCTGAAAACGAGAAGCTGCCATTATAGCCTGAAATAAATAGAAAGAAAAGCGAAAAGGTATTTTAAATGGCAATTCCACAAACCGCAGTCTATGTCAGCAGTGAAAGATATCTTAATAATATTACAGCCTGGGGAACCGGAGCAAAGACTGTAGGAACTATCGTTAAACAAACCAATCCTCCTGGACAGGGAAACGAAAGAGCATTCATCTGCATCACGGCAGGAACTACAGGATCAGTCCAACCAACTTTCAATCTAGGAAAGGGTGTAAAAACAACCGATAATACCGTTGTTTGGATGGAAATCACTGGTGTGGCTGCATTCAATGGTGATTCTGGAAACGTTCCTACTTGGAGCCAAATCCTTGGCTTGGGTCTTAACTTAGGTCAAGTCATCAAGAATAATGCGGCAAACAATTATTTCATCTGTGTAACCGCTGGATCAGCTGGCATCAGCAGTGAGCCTGCTTGGAATTTCACTCTTGGATCAACGACAACGGATTCTACCATAACCTGGGAATGCCTTGGTCCAATCTCAAACTATTCTGGGATTTGGAAGGCTCCGCATGCTCGTGTGGAAAATGCTCTTTCAAACACAGGAAACTGGATGTTCCCTGGAGATATTTGTTACGTTGATGCAAACCATAGCCAAACTTCTGCAAACTCATTGCAGATTTGGAGTGCAGGAAGCCAAGCCTGCACGTGTCAAATCTTGAGTGTTAGCAATTCGGCTGCTCCTCCTACTTCTCTTCTTCCAGGCGCAAACATCAACATTTCTCAGGCAAACACGATCTTGTTCTACGGTGGATCGGTTTCTAATACTGCTGGTCATACAATATTTGATGGAATTAATTTCACAACAAATGCTACCGGCACAGCGGTCAATTTCCAAAATCCTAGCTCTATGATCTTTAGAAATTGTAATTTTACTTTGTATACGCCAAACACAAGTTCTACAACGATCTTCTTCCAAAACGAAGGGCCAGTCTTTTGGCAAAACACTCGTGTGTCCTTTAACGGAAATAGTGGATCTCAAATTTTGTTTGGAGAACCTTGTGGAGTTCTTGATTGGTCTTATACACCTAACAATGCAATCACTCTAGCAAACGGAACAAATTGGCCAGCAACTGCGATTATTAATAGCTGGTTCGGTTCTGCTCCTATTTCTGTGTTTTTGGATTGCCGTGGTGTGGATTTCAGTGCCGTTGGCACCAATTTCCTCGTAGGAACAGCACTAGGATATTATAAGGTCAATGTTTCTGATTGTGAATTCCAAAGTGGAAAATCACTTCTCTCAGCTGGTTTCCCTTATACCACACAACCAGGAACCGAAATCCACATGGTAAGATGTGATTTTGGTGGATCTGACACGACCAGCGAACAACATTTTTATTATAATGGAAGAATTGTCGGAAATACTTCTATGGGAATTTATAGAAGTTCGGGTGCTGCTTATCCTTCAAGCGGAAACGTTTGCTGGTTTATTGATATGACCGGAGGACAAGCACTCTATAGCGTCCAGGCTCCGGTGAGTTCTCCTTGGATTTATCAATGGAATGAAACTACAGGTGGACCAGTCACAGCCAATGTTTACTTTGCTCAGAACAATTCAGCTGCTGCTTTGACACAAGAAAAAATTTGGTTAGAACTTGAATATCTCGGTACGAGTGGATCTTTGGCCGGAAGTCTGGTAACAACCCAGGCGGATACTCTCAAGTCTCTCCAGGGAACGGTGGCAAATTCTTATCCTACGGATTCTACGAGCACGTGGAACGGTTTGACTACTCCAACAAAACAAGTTATGTCAGTGACATTTACTCCTCAGAACAAAGGACCAATCCGCGCAAGAGTTTGCGTCGCCGCTAACACAGTAAAATGTTACGTGGATCCTCTCATCGTCATTCACTAAGAGAATTTAAATTATGAGAACAAGCAAGCAAATCATGATCATATGCGATCCTGTCACAGCGAAGGTTTCAAGAATTATAGATTGTGACACTGACGAAGAATACATGAATGTTCACAAAGCAGAAGTTAAAGATTATGAAATTGTTTTCTTTCATTCTAGGGGAAATTATTTTCCTTCTCCTATCCAATTGAAACACGTGGCAGAATTGCAAGAGCAATATGAAAAACATCTGAAGGAACTAAATAAAAATAAACAGAAGAAATGATTTTAGGAAACGTACCAACCGTCATCTTTGATATCGTCTTGCGCCCTGTAACTGGCAGGATAAGAATCTTTGTGACTTGGTTCGTAAATAAAGTCGTAGAGAAATTCCTCGTTCCATTCGTCAAAGAGAAAACAGATTCTGCAGGTAAATTCCTCCAAGGCAAGGTCGGTCATCCATTGCTTCCTGCTTTCGATTATGACATGGTTTTATCTTCTTTAAACCCATCAGGACGCCATCGTTTTGGCATTTTGGTGGGTTAATTATTAGGGGATAGAGCATGTCAACTATAATTTTTATACTTAGTGGCACAACCTTTACAGTCCCAAGCGATTGGACTGCTACAAACAGTTTTGAGGTTGTTGGTTGTGGTGGTCCCGGAACCAACGGAACTTCTTCTGCCGGCGGCAACGGTGGTTATGGTGGTGGCTATGGTATGGTTTCAAATATTGGTTCGGGAAATATTGCCGCAGGAAATATCGTAACTTGTGGTATCGGAAATGCCGGTACAGGTGCAACATTTATTTCTGATCATAATGGAAATAGTATTGTCCAAATTTCATCTCCCGCTTCTGGTACAGCACCTGGAACTATAACGACCACTGGAGGTTATACGATTTCTCCATCAACCACAGGCGGTACAGGTGGCGGTGGGCGAGCAGCCTCGGGCGGTGGTGGTGGTGGTGGTGGTGGCGCTTCTGGACCAGGTGGAGCAGGAGGTAGTCCCGCAACGGCAGGCTCCACTTCTGGTATAGCTGGCGGTGCTGGTGATGGCGGAACTGTAAGTGGTGGTGCCGCAAACGGCGGAAACGGTAATAATGGTAGTGATTGGATACAAACATCTGATAGTACAGTTATTGGTGCCGGATCTGGCGGTGGCGGTGGTAACGGCTCTAGTAATAAAAACACCCCTGCAACGACAGGTGGAAATGGTGGCTTATATGGCGGTGGCGGTGGCGGTGGCGGTTCCAACAGCAAAAGCGGTACCAGCGGTGGTGCAGGAGGCGGGCAACAAGGCATCGTTGTCGTATCCTATACTCCTCTAGCTCCAACCATTGCAAATCCTCTAACTGGAAACATTCAGTTTAATGGATTCTCACCAACAATTATACAGCTTGCTCCGCCTTTAGGATTTACATATCAATATGCTCTTCCTGGAGGATTTATAAATCAAACAACCGTTGTTGGTCCTCCATCATACGCTCTTCCTGGCGTCGGTTTTATAAATGAAGATCAAAATCAAATTTCCTTTCCAGGAAATGGACAGCTGATATTTAATGGATTTGCTCCGACAAAAACGGAAGTCACAACCCAAATCGTCATTCCTGGTCCTGGAAATATAATCTTTAATGGCCAGGCGCCATCGGTAAATACCTTGCTCATTCCAGGAGCAGGGAATATTATCTTTACAGGAAAATCTCCTCTAGTAGATGAAATTCTTTTTCCAGGCGCTGGTTCTATAATCTTCACTGGTAAAGCACCACTTGTTGATACAATTCTCTTCCCTGGTGCCGGGAATATCCAGTTCAACGGACAAGCACCACTCGTTGATACAATTCTCTTCCCAGGCTCTGGATCAGTTGTTTTCAACGGACAGACGATCTTCTTGGACGTTCAACCGACGACCGGACAAATCATCTTCACTGGTAAAGCACCGCTCGTTGATACATTATTAATTCCTGGTGCGGGAAATATTCAATTTAATGGCTTTACTCCTATCCTACCGCAAGTTGTCGTTCCTGGTGTCGGACAAATCATCTTTAACGGCCAAGCACCACTCGTTGATCAGAATTTATTCCCTGGTACTGGATCAATCGTCTTTACTGGTAAATCTCCTCTTGTAGATGAGATCTTATTCCCAGGTACCGGAAGCATTGTCTTTACCGGCCAAACAATATTCTTAAATACTCAGCCAACGACTGGATCTATAACATTCAACGGATTTGCGCCGATTATCCTTTGCCAGCCGTCAGCGGGATCTATTATCTTTACTGGTCAGGCTCCTTTAGTCGATGAAATATTATTCCCTGGTACGGGCAACGTTATCTTTACAGGTAAGGCTCCGCAGGTAGACACCATTCTCTTCCCTGGTGCGGGTTCTATCGTCTTTGCCGGACAAACAATCTTCTTGGACGTTATCGCTGGTGTGGGATCGATCACATTCAACGGATTTGCGCCGATTATCCTTTGCCAGCCTCCTGCTGGGCAAATTATCATTACAGGTTTCTCTCCTCCTCTTATCCAAACGGGTGGCGTAGGAATTCCTGGTGTCGGTCAAATCGTCTTCACGGGTTTTGCGCCAATCATCCTCGCGCAACCTGGAGCCGGAAATATCATCTTCACTGGTAAAGCACCACAAGTTGATACGATCCTTTTTCCAGGTACCGGAAGCATAGTCTTTACCGGACAAACAATATTCTTGGATGTTATTGCGGGTGCCGGATCGGTTGTTTTTACGGGCAAGGCTCCTCTTGTAGATACAATTCTCTTCCCTGGAACGGGATCGGTTGTCTTCAATGGTCAGGCACCACTCGTTGATACATTATTAATTCCTGGTGCGGGTTCTATCGTATTCTCTGGTCAAACGATCTTCTTGAATCCTCAACCGGGAGCAGGAAGTATTGCCTTAACAGGTAAGATTCCAAACGTAAATACATTATTAATCCCCGGTTCTGGAAGCGTAACCTTTAACGGATTTGCTCCAAGCCTTACGCAAATTCTAATTCCTGGCGCTGGATCGGTCGTCTTCAACGGTAAAACAATATTCTTAAATATTGTACCGGATACAGGAAGCATCGTCTTCAGCGGATTTGCTCCGATCATTAATATTGTCCCTGGTGCGGGTTCGATTGTCTTCACAGGTAAGGCTCCTACCCAAACTCAAATCCTACAGCCAGGAACCGGACAAGTTATTTTCAATGGTAAGAACCCGCTGACATCGGTTCCTATCACGCTTGTGCCTGGAAAGGGAAACGTTGTCTTCACTGGCAAGGCTCCGATTCCGATCTATCCAGCAATCCCACCAATCGCAAAAGGTTCTATATCATTTAACGGATTTGCTCCAAACATCAACTTCGGTAGACAACCAGGAAGAGGACAGATCATCTTCACTGGCTTCTCACCAAATGATATTGAGATCCAAAGCGAAGGACCAGCTGGGAATATTACAATCACAGGTAAGGCACCAAGCCTAACCGAGATCATTCTTCCTTCTGGAAATTCTAAAATAACCTTCACAGGCTTTACGCCTTGGCTCGGTCTCTTCCCAGGAAAAGGCACGATCTCATTCAACGGCTTTGCACCGACCGTTTCTTCTGTGATTCCTTCCGGTTCGATTGTCTTCTCTGGCTTTGCTCCAAAGTTACAGCAGCTATATATCCCTGGTAAGAATGCGATCACGATCAACGGATTTGCTCCGAACTTTATTTGGAACGTGGCGATCGATCCGATCGGTCATATCTTCTTCAACGGTAAGACGCCTCTTATCCATATCGCAGTCATTGCTCCTCCAGGAAATATTAATTTCTCTGGTAAGTCTGCGAATGTTGGCATCGTCATTCCTTCGGGAAGTATCACGATCACAGGAAAGGCACCGATATATCATTATGGTGCTCTTACGAAGGTCGGTCAAATCTTCCTAAACGGACAGGCTCCTGTTATCTATAACAATGTCCACGTTCAGCCTTCCGGTCTCTTCTCTGACACGTTTGAGTTTGATCTTATCCGTAAATATATTATCGCTTTTGGAAGCATCTTCCGCGATCTTTATATCACGAGAGAAGATAATGAAAGCATGATGCCGGGAACTCCAGGTAAAGAAACGATCAAGACCATAGAGATCCCGATTGCTTACTCACAGAAAGACAAAATGCTTTCTCGTCTCGTCGCAGACCCGGATGTGGGCAAACTACCGATCGCAATCGATGTTCCAAGGCTCGGCTTTGAGTGGCTCGGCATGGTCTATGACCAAGATCGCAAATTGAACACGCTTGAGAAGAAGGTCATCCAGGCAAATAACAATGTGATTAAGTTCCAATATTCTCCTGTGCCTTATAACTTTGCGTTCAATCTTTATATCGTCGCTAAGAATTATACTGACGGATTTAGAATTCTTGAACAGATCGTTCCATTCTTCACACCAGATTGGGAAGTCAAGATGAATTTGATTCCTGAGATGAATCAAGAGTTCAACACGCCAATCATCCTCAACGGGATGTCGGTGCAGGACAAGTATGACGGACCAATCGAGAAATTGCAGGTGCTAACTTGGACGCTCAACTTCACGGTCAAAGGATATCTCTTCGATAGAGTTCAGAAAGGCTCGTTGATAAAACATGTCCTGATCAATTTCAGAGATTATACTAGCAACGGAGTTATGGAAGATATCATCGTCACTCCAGGCTTAACAGCGAATGGTCAGCCAACATCAAACTCGGCTCAGACTATCCCATACACTTTGATCCAGCCTAACGATAACTACGGCTTTATCACAGAAATTGACAACTTCTCATAAATACATGAAAAGGAAGTAAATGTTCGGCTCAACCTACGAATGGGACACGATTAGAAAATATGTCATCGCTTTTGGCGTGTTATTTAATAATCTCTCTGTTACAAGAGAAGATGCAGCAAATAACACGGTACAGACGTTAAGAATTCCTTTGACTTATTCTGACAAGGATAAGATGCTCCTTCGCTTTACAACCAATAAGGACGAAAAGAAGCCGGTGTCGATCGTAAACCCGATGATGGCATTCCAGTTAACCGGCTTCCAGTATGATAACAAGAGGAAATTGAACACGCTTAATAAGAAGCTTGTAAGGCAAACGTTGAATCCTTCCAAGATCTTCTACCAATATTCTCCCGTCCCATATAATTTGGGGTTCTCTCTCTATATTGCTGTGAAGAACCAAACCGACGGTACAAGGATCCTAGAACAAATTCTTCCCAAGTTTACGCCGGACTGGGAGATCAAGGTTGTTCTTCACGAAGAAATGCAACAAGAATTTAATACGCCGATCATCATCAAAGATATTCAGAAGGAAGATACTTACGAAGGTGATCTTGAGACGGTTCGTGCGATTACGTATACGATCAATTTTATCGTGAAGGCTTATCTTCTTGGTCCCGAAAAGACTTCTGGGCTCATAAAGGTCGTAACCATAAATATGAGAGTTCCAGAAGCCAATGATACGAGTTATTCTATATCTTCCAATAATATAGCAGAACAAATTGAAGTGTATCCAGGGCTTTTGCCGGGAGGATTGGTTGGAACTTCGAATGCTACCTTGACAATTCCTTTGAACGAAATTCAACCAGATAGTCCCTATGGAATTATAACGAAAGTAACGGATTTTGAATGAGTGACAATTTAAAAGAAGTTCTGGATCTTGTTCCAGAATCAACGACCACAGAAATGGTAACCTTTATTCCAGCTGAGAAACCGGCGAAGGACGATTACGAAAAGGTGAGAGAGAATCTCCTAGATATCGTAGACAAAGGTACAAAGGCTCTAGACGATATTATCGGGATGGCAGGTCAAAGTCAACATCCTCGCTTTTATGAAATGATTTCAACTCATATTTCGACCTTGGTCGCAGCGAACAAGGCTTTGCTCGAAGCTACGAAAATGCAGCAATCGATTGATGCTGCTGATGCAGAGGCTGAATTGCCTGCCATTGAAAAAGGCGGGAAGCATGTAACGAACAATTTGTTCGTCGGATCAACGACTGAACTTGCGGAGATGCTGAAACAAATCAGAAGTCAATAATGGCGAACTTTGATTCTACTCTTACCCAAATCAACCCGAAGAAATATAAATCCTTCGGCGGAAATCCGTTCCTCAAGGCTTGTGAAGTCAAGATTGAATGGGACAAAGAGACGTTGACCGAATGGGTAAAGTGTAAGGATTCCTGTCAATATTTTATCGAGAATTATATGAAAGTTATTGATCCAGATGGAAATCTGGTAACTTTCAAGCTTTGGCCGGTTCAGTTAGAGATGCTCAATTCTATTATTGAGAATCGATTCTCAGCCTTTGAGACCGCACGCCGCGTCGGTAAATCTACAGTGACTTGCGGATTCATCCTTTGGTATATTCTATTCAATTCAGAAAAAACTGTCGGTCTCCTAGCAAACAAAGAAGATACGGCAATCGAAATTCTTGGCAAAATCGAACTCGCCTATCAATATCTTCCTTTCTGGCTTCAGCAAGGCATTGTTGAATTTAATAAAAAATCGATCGTTCTTGAGAACAACTCTCGCGTCCTTGCAGCAGCAACATCATCATCCGCAATCCGTGGTTTCGGTCTGCAGCTTCTCTTCTTGGACGAGGTCGCACACATTGAGAACTGGGACGAATTCTTCAAATCGGTTTTCTCTACGATTTCATCTGGTAAAGAAACGAAGGCTGTCTTGGTCTCAACGCCGAACGGCTTGAATCATTTCTGGAAGATCACCACGGAAGGAAAACAGAAGAAAAACGATTTCAATGTCGTCACGATCACTTGGGACAAAATCCCTGGGAGAGATAAAGCCTGGAAAGACAAGATGGTCTCGGTTATGGGAGAAGAAGCTTTCGCTCAGGAGCACGAAGTCCAATATCTTGGTTCTTCGGGTACTTTGATCGCAGGTTGGAAATTGAAGCAGCTAACTTTTGAAAGACCGATGATCAATTTCAATCCTGGCATGAAGATCTCTATGTACCGTCAGCCGGAGAAAGATCATGTCTATGCTATCATTGCGGACGTCTCTGCCGGCAAGAAGCTAGACTACTCGGCTTTTCATGTTGTTGACATCACCAAGATGCCTTTTGAACAAGTCTGCACTTTTCACGACAACGAGATCCCGCCGATTGAATATGCTCAGGTCATCCACCAAACTGCCAAGCTTTATAATAATGCGTGGATCCTCGTAGAGAACAAGGTCATGGGTGGAGAAGTCTGTAATTCCCTCTGGTATGATTTTGAATACGAGTATTTAATTTATACAGAGAACGGTGGAAGAAACGGCAAGAGAGCGACGCTTACGCCAAAGAGAGGGACTGAGATTGGATTGAATACAAGCGTGGCTAGCAAAGCAGTTGGCTGCTCGATGCTCAAACTCTTGGTGGAGCAAGACAAACTAATAGTGAGAGATGCTGACACAATTTCCGAACTCTCGACCTTCTCAAAGAAGGGTAAATCCTATGAAGCAGAAGAAGGAAAGTTCGACGATCTTGTCATGGGACTCGTTTTGTTCGGATGGTTCTCTGCTCAGGATATTTTCAAAGAATTATCCGACACAAATACAATCGCCAAGCTAAGAGAGAAGTCGGAAGCAGAATTGATGGATGATCTCGTGCCCTTCGGAATCAACATCAGTGGGCACGAAGATCATCTCCCGATCGTGGATATCGGTTCTGTAGATATGGATGCTTGGCTTAGAGACGATAATTTTTAGAGATACTTCTCTATCCAATCGGCGATCTGACGGAAATTCTTTTTCGGATGAGCTAATGAACCGTCATTCATTGTAGTAAGACGACGCTGGGCAAGAAAGTCTATTCCGAATTTCTCTCTCAAACCTTCTGATAGATAAGCATCTTCTCCATCAAAAAACGTGACATTACCAGCCCGCGAAGGTTTGATCCTTCCCACACGGCAAAGAACACCGAGACAACAATTTCCGTAAGAATTCTCTAGATTCCCCTCCGTTTGCTTCCGCCGACCAGAACGCAAAGCCTTCAACCAAGGATCTTTGTACTTTGGATTCATCTTCTTGTAATTCATGATATATTTCCTCTCTGTTTCAAATAATTTGAAAGTTTTCCAATAATGTTTTGAGAACCAACAGGGTTAGCAGAATGTACGAAGAAACCAAAATTTTGTGGAATAAATTTACCATGATCGTTGAGATCCTTCTCAATCATCCAGTTGATCAAATCCATCGCGGTTTCGTTCTCACCAAGATCATGATCGAAAGAGATGAATTCAGGACAACCCTTCTTTTCAATCAATTCCTTGGCTTCTTTGACATTCCGCGCGACAACGTGATCTGGATCCCAGGCATCCCGGACATCATCCAGAAACAATTCCCAGGTCTTGATCTTCATCTTCGGTGCAAGAGTTCGCATAGAATCAAAATAACTGAAATTGATTAAGAAGTCAATTACTTTTCTAGGCTTCTTATTCTATAAGCGATGTTTCGAAGTTCGTTTGCAATCGGCTTTGGGTTGAGAAGTTTCTCAAATCGAAGATTCTCGATAATATCAGCAACCCGATCGAGGAATTCTGGTTGTGTTTCTTTTTTCATATTTACCTCAACATATAAAGTAATATATCACCAAAAGTGATGACAAGTAAATTTGCAATGAAAAACAAAAACCCAGGCCAAACATCTGTCATTTTAAGTTTTTCCTGTTGCCCTCCAAGAAGAAAACTAGCAAGTGCGGTGGAGATTTGGAAAGATACGATGAAGAAAATCATCCAGCCATGAATTTGATCAATAGACATAACAAAACTCCTTATTTCACTTTACGCATATATCCTGTTAAATATTGATTGGGAATCGGTTGAGAAAGGCGGATTTCAGAAGTGCCGTAATATTCGGCGTCTTTTCCTGGACCGTTTTGTGACACATGCTTCTCATATAAACTCTTGTCTTTCATCTTTGGAGACATCTCATTTAGATTCCCGCCAAGACGAGGATCAACGTGTTTCTCTATCCAATGTTTTGGAACTTGATATTTAAAGACAACCCGTTGATTGTGAGGAACGTGTTCTGCTCTTGCTTCTGATGATCTGAAATTCGATTCTCCTCCAGACATCGAAGCATATCCGTGAGAAGTATGGGGATCAAGAGAGAAAGAGATCATCCCTGTCTTTTTGTCTTTTACATTTACTCCGGTTTTCTTTACACCCTCTAGATTCTTGATGTGGGTGCCGTGATATAGAGTAACGGTAGGTTGATCTTTCCACCAACCTACCTTGGGCGAATGTTCAAAAGGAATTTCTGAAATGTCTTCTAGTAAAAACTGCTTGAATGTTCTCATCCAGTATTTATAAAATGCGCGCCAAGATCGTTGTGCGATCTCACAACCGATTAACGTTTGTCCGGGATCCGTCCTTTCGGCCACGGATCGATCTTGAAA